CCATGCGGGGGAACTGCCCCAAGACGCGGATGCGGACGAAGTCGGAGTCGACACCGTAGGCCTTGATCCACTTCTCAAACCGGGATTTGTTGGTAACCTTCACCGTGCGGGAATCGATCTGGCGACTGCGCCAGAACTCCGCGTGCTTGCCGCCGTCGAAGCATTCCTTGAACCGTCCGGAGTTGCGGGTCGGGTTACCGAACACGGCCCAGATGATCTGGGTGTCGTCGTCGGTCAACGCGCCTTCGGCAACCTCCCAGATGATGTCGGGGATGGACGAGCCCTCGTCGAATACGAGGATGATCCGCTTGCCCTTGTTGTGCATGCCGGCGAAGGCTTCGGTGTTCTTCTCCGACCATGGGATCATGTCGATGCGCCAAGTGCGCTCGCGGGAGGGGTCCTTGGAGATGAGGCTGGTGGCGTTGAGGATGAAGTGGTCCCGCGCGAAGAAGCACAGGTTGAACCACTTGCCGAGCTCGGCCCAGGTCTTGGTCTTGAGCTGGGTCTCGGTGTTGGCCGTCACGACGCCGCGGCAGTCGGGGAAGGTCATGAAGGCCCAGAGGATGAGCCAACTGACCGTCGCGGACTTGCCGATGCCATGGCCTGAGGCAACGGCGACTTGGATGGCTTCCTTGGGGTTGAGCAAGCCGGTCTTGACGAGGTCGAACAGCCAGCAGGACCATTCGTCAGGGCCGGTGTAGTCCTCGAGCACGGTGCCGGGCACGCCCCATGGGTAGGCCCCGAGGGTGAAGGCCAGCGGGTCGTTGGCGACCTCGGCCAGCCATTCGAGTAGGCCCTCGTCCATAGGGGCGGAGGTATCAGTCATCTTGACAGAGCCTTTGCTGAAGGTGAGCAACGGCGCCAGTGAGGAGGCCGACTGATTTAGACTTGGAATGGCAGGTGCTAATGGCGCCGTCCTTATAAGCAATGGCAATGGCGATAGACTCGACCTCGCCTTCAGCTATACGCCGAGCAACGTGGTTGAGAATGCCTTTGACCGAGACTGGATCGATCTCAGGTTCGGGGAAGGGAATGATTTGACCCGCGTCCATCACTCAAGCTCTCCAGAGGTCCAAGTCTCGAGGGGCGAGCGACGAACGCGGGTCATAGGCGCCTCAGCGTGGTTCGAGGCGCCTCAACCGACGGTGAAGCGGCAGGCGACGCCCCACCAGTCGGTTGTTGAGTGGACAGCCCCGGGGCTAGAGGCACGGCTGTCCCCTCAATCATGCGCGGCGCGCGGCGCGAGCGCTCCCGGGCCGCTTCGAGCTTTGCCGCAAAGTCGACGTTGACGTTCAGGTTGGTCTGGCGCTTGCCGTAGCCCATGCGGTCGGCCGCGTCGCGCGAGATGGCGATGAGTTCGCGGGTCGGGAGCGGCGAGTCGTCCGCTTCGGCGTCCTCGAGCTTATCGGCGATCATGCGCTCGGCCTTGAGCATGTTGGCGGTCATCAGTTCGGCGTAGGCGTCCTGCTCACGCGCCCATGCGTCGTCGATGCGGGAGCGATACTGCGCGACGAGCTCGATGAAGGCCGGGTCGCGGTTGAGCGTGGTCAGGCGGGCGTGGCTGTAGCCGGACTGAGTGACGATCTCAGACATACGCAGACCCGATGCGACCATCCGCGCCAGGCGATGGTGGGTGTCGCGGAGCTTCGCCACGGTCGGGGTGGAACCGGGGCGCGCATCGGCCAGCAGCCCGAGGTCATCGCGGGTCAGGGCCCGAACCTCGACGATCTCCGGCTTGCTGGCGATCTTACCTCGGTGGAGAGTCACGATTAGACACCATTCTGTTTCTTGTACCAACGCTTGTCGGCATGGTCACGAGCATTCCAATCAACGGCGGCGACAAGGCCGTCGCGGGTCAGGAAAGTGAAGCCTTCGTATCGATCAACGAGGCCGGCTTGGAATAATTCACCACGACCTGCCTTTGAGGCGATGTTGCCATCCCAAGTCGGCCCTGAGACGAATAGCTGGCCCAGAACTTCAACCGCAGCGGATGATAGGGTTATGGTTGTGAACATCAGATTCTCCGTTCGATCCGCATGGTCGACTTGGCATTGAGGGTTACGCTGACCCCCGACGCGGTGGTCAGGGTTACTTCCCGGGTTGATGGTAGGCGGTGCTTGAGGTTGGTGTTACCGCGCGGCTTGTAGAGGTTGATCAGGTCGTATTCGAGTTCGTCCAGCTGCGCGACCGGGCAGGGCATGACGTGGACCTCGTCGAACACCACGCCCTTGATCGGCGACCACGGCGGGGCTTGGCGCCGCGCCAGCGATCGGTGCGAGTAGACCCGCACAATCATCGCCCGACTTTGGCCGATATACACCACCTCGCCGCGGTAGACCAGCGCGTAAACGCCGCTCCGCAGCACCTCGCTCACATTCACAAACCCCGGCAGTTCCACCACACCCTCCAACCTTCGCCCGGCCCTCGCCGACCTTACCCACCACTCTACACCCTTCCCCGCCGATGTCAAGCCCCTATAGAGCAGTGAGAGGTATGGGTGTCTCAAATATTGCATATCGTGGGGAGAGACAGTTTTGGCCGCGCAGGCAGACAAAATTTTGGCCCACCCGGTGGGGGTGGGCCACTTTGCGACCGTGGTATGCCAGAGGCTGGGCGAGGCTAGGCAGGGCGGCGAGCGAGGGTCGCCGCGTTGGCGGAGATGAATGCCTCGACCTTGCCGGACTTGAGGAAGGGGAGAATGTTCTCCCACTGGCTGGCGTAGAGCGCGATGGGGTAGCGTCCACCGTGGTACAGGCAGAGCGTGCCCTTCTCGCCCACCTTGAGGGTGATCTTCGCGGTAGCGTTGGCCTTCGCAGCGGCGATCTCTGCCTTCATTGCTTCGATCTGGGCGAGAAGGGCGGCGACGTTGGGTTGCTCGGTCATGTGGGTTGCTCCGGTTGCTGGCGGTTGGGGCGGAATGCCGTTCGCCATGACCGGACAATGCGCCAAGGCTGGGCCAATTGCAAATCACATAATCGTGATCGGTAGCGGCCCGCAGTTGGCACGGCGATTGCAACGCATGCGCCCGCGCCCCGCATACGCTGCGCTGCACCATGCGGATATGCGCCGCAGCACGCCTAGGCTGGTCCGGCTTACTACAGGCATCAACCTACCTCAACCTCAGGCCTTGTGGGGTTCTAATCCCCCTGTCATACCCCGTCTCGTAACCCCTCATAAGCTAGAGGTCGAGCCTACCCCGCCGTATACCCTCCTCCCTGTATCCTGCCCCTCCCTAGTCATCACACAAATATCTACAGCATAGGATAGGGGTAGGGAGGGATAGGGGCAGGGGGAGGCATACGGCGGGGGGAAGGTGAGGGTTAGGGTATGAGGGGTTACGAGATACCCCATGACAGGGGTATCAGAACCTCACGAGGCTGGGCGGCGGGGTGATGGCGGGGAAGATGATTGTTGACATCGGCGAGGTGGTGTGGTATACTCAATCCCATAATCCGGCGATGATTTTCCTCACCAATGGGTCGGCCTATGTCCAAGCGCCCCGAGCGAATGCAATTCACCCCCGCACAGATTGACTGGTACCGCAACCATCCCGAAGCGCAACGCGCGGCGATTGCTCATGGCGTGCTTGAGCTTGAGGCAATGGGTCAGCCCACGGAGTTGGAGCAGGCTATTGCTGAGTTTGGGATCATCGCGATTGAGGAAATGCGGCCGGGGGATGGCGCGAACCTACGCACCAAGGCTGGGCAGGCTAAGGCCGATCGGTTGGATAGGTATCGCCCGGTCTATGTACGGCTATTCGTTGACCAGAACATGCGGCTGCCACCTAAGCCACCTAGGCGGATTTGACGCGAAGCGTTTCGAAGCCCATGGGATTACCTATGCCTGAGTTCCAGATATCTACCCACCACTCACCCTTCCCGCCTGTGGCGCAGCCGCCACGCGACAGATTGTCGCACCCGATCACGCGTTTGTGATTTGATTGTGCGGTGCACAACGGCGCATAATGGTAGGCACAGGCACTGAGCCTGATAGGGAGATACCAGATGGATATCATGACTAAGGACGGATGGGTCAGGCTGAGCCCGA